CAAGTTTCCGCATAATCTTTATGCGTAACCGCTGACATGATCTGATCTCCACCAACTACAGCACCTGAAAGAGTGGTGCCAGCAATCGTTGAACCAGTAATCGTGTTCGACCACGCTGTAGTACCAGTACCCGTATGGGTAAGCAAAGCGTTTGTAGTAGCTGAAGCCGCAGGCGAAGCGCTAATACCAACTTTTGCTTCTAAAGCAATAAGCGCAGTAGACGCAGCCCCATGAACTTGGTCATGCTCAAAGTTAGAAGCATCAAGATCCGTAGTTGCACTAGGAGTTACTTGATTAGAGCTTGTGTCTAATGAAGTTGGGTAATTTGATGAAGGCATTTATATCTCCTATGGAACCAGATCAAGGGTGAAAATACCGGCAGCATTCCATTGAATTTTGAATGTGCCGGACGTTGTGCTGAAAGCCCCATTAAAATCTATGCACGCAATAAGGCATTTGTTTGTGCCTGTGCTGTTGTAAAGCGTGTCATCGTAAACAACTGCTCTCGCCACACCAGACAACGTTGAAGCAGTCCATTCAACATCGTCAGCATCAAACTTTAATGTTCCTGTGCCGTCTGAAGAACTACTAAAAGTAACACCAGCTAACGTTTTGCCGCCAGTAATGTAACCACCACTTGCAGGTAACTCGTTAGTTACATCGTTCATTGTTGACATAGTTTCGTAATTCGAAGCAGTCGGATTAAACGACGCAGTTGTCAACAAACATTTAAAAGTGTCAGTATCTAAATCTAAACTGATATCACGTTTTAACGCAGCTTCAAAAGTTTCACAAAAAAGTCCGCTAGCCATTAGTGGTACTCGTTCCTTGAATTGGCTTTGGTTTAACGGTTACATCACCGCTTAGTTTTGACATTCTTTTTCTTTTTCCTTGCAGCAGCAGCATCCTTTTTACCTTTAGCAGTGTAAGGATACTTTTTTCCGTTAACAGTAGGCATAGTTTGAATGATAGCAGAGAGAAGCAGAGAGGCCGGGGAAAGGGGGAAAACCCGACCCCTCTGCGATCTCTATGGGCTAACTATTAGTTAGCGCCGATGGTGGATGATGCCTCTACACGGACCATGCATGCTTCACGGAAGATGCCGTATCCGACTAGGTGGTACCAACCAATTGGGTTGAACCGACGCAAGGTGTCAGTCACAGGACCAACAACGATGCTTGGTTCAGCGCCAAATCCGGGGGCACGTGAATGCGCTTTTGCAAGCGCCTGACGGCCACAGATAAGGGTTTGGTAAACATCGACGTTACTCGAACCACCGTTAACAATTAGACCTGCACGAGGGTTTTCGATGTATTCGATGCCGTTGAATGTGCCAATCGAACCTGCACGGATTGGGGCTCCGTCTTGGTACAACTGGTAGTTAACAACGTCAGTTACCCCTGTGTCTCCACGAAGATCGTAAGAAACGTCAGGGTGAATGATTGCCATGTAGTTGCCGTTTTCCCAACCGGGTGCATTAGCAGTACGTAGTTTAGCTACGGCTTGCCTACCTAACTGAGCAGCATAGTTATCAGTGTCTGTAATAGCGCCACGGCTAGTACCGGGACCTGAACCTATACCCGAATAAATAATTTGGTTGGCGTCGGTGCTGCCATTGGCAACATCAGACACAATTTTATCCATCGAGTCAGCCATATTAAAACCAACAATGTTGGCTGCGTCAGCGTCCACGTTAAGGAATGATGTTCCACGCAACTTTGCACTGGTAATAACCGCATTACCGTACTCTGCAAGAGTTACGGTTATTTGGCTGTCAGTCAATGCCTGTGCTGTTACATCAGTGTTTTCCGTAAGCGCTGTAGTGGCCTGCCCAAGATCGGCTAGGAAAGTAAATTTAACACTAGAACCATTGTGGGTCTGTGCTGTTGAACGAACGTCAGCGACCATTTCGAACAATGGTTGCGAACGCAAAGCGAAATACGCAACCTGATCGAACGCAGCCTGTACCTGATCGTCGAGAGTTGAAGTTGTTACTGAGGGTGCTGGCATAGCAGCTAAATCCTTATAGGTAAGGACTCCTCAAAATAAGATCAAACGCTAGCGTTCCACTGAATTCCATGAGCCGCAGCTAACTGTTGTACTTCTTGTTCGCTAGTAGCTGCTTTAACTTGTTCCATAAAATTAGGTGGTAACACTGGATCTCCGCCTTCACCGGCTGCTTGGATACGTTGTTCCGCTTGCATCGCATCTTGCATTGCCGCTTCAGCTTGAACGGGAGCACTATTTTGCCCTAAAAACCCAGCCGCCATAGCTTCCTGTCGGATAGCTTCAGCATCGAGTTCGCCGTCGTAGCCTTTAACGAAATACTTAACACGAGAATCATCAGGGTCAAGCCCTGCTGATCGGAACGTTTTCTCACGTCTCAAAGCATCGAGTTCAATTCGCATCTCAGAATTTTCATCATGAGACAATTTCAAATTGTCCTCTAACTTACGTCGCCAATTTGGTTTCGATTCAGTTGTACTGTCAGCATCGTCACTATTTCTAGTGGAGTCAATGTCTGTCATATGTCACTCACCTAATGTACGCATCCTCAGCGGTGGAACTTTGGATGGAAATTGTTTGTTAGCTCACCCTCTCGGGGCCAACAATTAAATTATAAAGTATACAAAAGCCGAATGCAAATTTAAGTGTTAACAGAACCAAGTGAAGTATTGCCAGCAGCGTTAATCATGTTGTTAGATGTGCCACTAAACCCAGCACGACGTACTTCATTTTCACGACGCAACTCAGCACGAGCTTTACCTGACCCCCATATGCCTTCACCAAGTTGGTCTGCTGTCATACCCGCAGACATAATAGTGCTGTCTGCCATTCCAGAAAATTGTCCTAATTGAGATGCTACTTCACGTTCTTGTACGTCTTGGCTCAAAAGATTTCTACTTAAACCTTTACTAAACGACGTGTCACCTAAAATTCTTTGTGACATGCCACCAAGTTTTGAAGCCTCATAAGAACGTTTAGCTTCAGCTAACGATTTAGTTCCCATAAACTCAGGGTCAACCATTGCTGTTATAAACTCTTGTTGACCCCACCCGTAATCTCGTCTCAACATGGCAATAGTTTCAGGGTTAGCGTTATTCAACATATCTTCTGCGTCTTCTGCTCTACTAGCAAACTCAGCAGGTGAAACACCGTTAGCAATTAATGTAGTAATCGGAGTTTGGCCTGCTGATTCTTGTGCAGTTACGTAAGGGCCTAACCCAGTTCTATCTATAATTTCCCACAAACTACTTTCTTGTTGCACGTATTGTGCTTCAGACAAAGGTGCAGCGTTGTTAGCTTCACGCAATGCCATAGCAGGGAACCTTTCGTCGTACATATCTCTAACCGATTTAGGTACATACATTGAATCAGTGGTTGGTACGTCAGGACTACCAAATCTCATTTGCATAATCATTGTGTCAGCGTCGTAACCTAAAGCTATTTGGCTTACTGCCCATGTTGCTAATGAGTTGCCAGCTTTTTTCCCAAAAAATTTAGCAAAGAATCCGCGCATTGCTCCTTCAGCGCTGCGCATTCCTTTTTCTTTTTGCCATTCAAGGTATTCGTCACGTTCGTTTTTGCCGTCACTCGGAGGAGGAGCGCCACCGCCACCGGGAGGAGGAGCGCCACCACCGGGAGAAGTACCACCACCACCGGAAGGAAGACCATTGCCATCGGGAGTTCCAGATTTTTTTCTTTCGTTTGTATACCAGTCGCTACCAATACCATATTCTTGTTGGGCTGCCTGACTAGCTTTACGAATAGCTTCGTCTAAATTAAAATTGTTAAGACCTCTTGTGTCTGGATTGCCAGTAGTCAACATAAGCGAATCTAATTGTCGTGCTTGATAAGCACCAAGTAGTTGCTGTCCTCGGGCATGAAGCGCATTAAGATCTATTTCCATTTCAAATCCCTGTAGTTTGACCCATTAAAGAACCCATTTGATTTACAAAAGACATTGTTTCATTAAAAATATTAGGGTTGTAATCTGCTTCTTCGGATGTTCTTACACGGTAAGTAAAACTATTAGCATCTAAAGGCGTGTAACTACCGTCTTCTTGCGGGTCGCCACCTAAAATATTGAGCGCTAACTTGCGATGTTCAGTTTTCCATTGAGGTCGATAACCCATAATGCTAGAAAAAATGTTGCTGTAAGAACCTAAAATATCTAAAGGACTGCGCCCTGCACGTATACGTTCTGCTACAGCCGGGTACAAATCTTCTGCTTGTTCGCCTAATAAATTGCGCAACAAATCTAATTGTTCTTGTTCGTTCCCAATGTACGCACGACGAGCCCACTCATCAATTACGTTGTCATCAGGATCAACAAGATAATTATCGTAAATACCAAGAATTGTTGTACGAAGTTCGGCTTGGGTAGTGCCACCTTCAACGTCTTCTCCAAACTGAACAGGACCATCAGAACTAGTAGCAAGATATCTACGGATATCTGCTTCGTTCATGCTTTCTTCCCAAGCAATTTTTGCTGCTGCAAGAATTTGTGCTTCTGACCATTCCAATCCAAGATTCTGTAATTCATCACGAATCAATTGTTCTTGAATTTTTACAAGGCCACGCCTTCGACCAGACCAGCCTTCCCCTTCTTCACCTGCATACCATTCTGCTTCTTTGTCAAATCGTCCACTGCTACCACTTTTGTAATAATCAGTTTGTTGTATTAAAGAATCAACCCAATTATCGTATTGATCTTGTGAAACAAAACCTTGTGCTTCGCCGTCTTCCTCAATAATTGTGAACACATGACGACCATCAATCATCATGTCATCACGGCTTAACAACCAATTAAATTTACGCAACAACGCTTCATAATCAATTGTGGCTTGATCTGATTCAATTGGTTCTACAACCATTACCTACTACCACCTAAAGATTTTAAAATAGAATTGAAAGCTGACTCAGCAGTAATCAATTTCTTTTCTTCTTCGAATTCTCCACCCGTTTTAGTTTCTTCCATAATTTGTTCACTAAAATACGATTTGAATTCAGTATCAGTTGGTTGAGCAGAGATCCCCATATTGTTTTTTTGAGCTTCTAACGCCCATCCATCAAATAATTTTAAAGCTAACTCATCAGGTTGCCGTCCGATAATGCGTCTATAAATATCGCTAGCTAACGCACGGCTATGTGTTAAAGCAACTTGTTTTACAACACCAACGTTTGAAGCTAAATCAAAAAGCTCATCAGTTAATTGGTCCATTGTTAAACCAGATTGCTCTATCATCCCGCTTGTAGATAAACCTTCCATATCTGCGGTAGTAAAATCTTGTTTACGCAACTTAGGAATTTCTAGATTTATCATGTCGTATGCGTCCATCCCCCCACCAGACAAACCTGCAAGATACGCAGCTTCTGTGCCCATTTCCATTAACCCGAGCATCACTGACTCTCGATCATAAATGCGGTTAGGGTTAGAAAACATATCATTCCCTAAAGCATTTTTCATATACGATTTGTCGCCTGTGCCGATAGCTAATGATTCGGCTATAAGTTTTTTTGTTTTAGGATCTTGGGCATCGTACAAAGCCATTGCATCTCTAACAGTAAACGGAAGGTTTCTTTCTACTCCTCGTATAAAACTTTGCCCATCTTCTAAACGTGCTTCATCAATTTGCCAACCAAGTTCACGCCCAACAACATTGCCTGAAGCAGGCAAATTTCCTTCAATGTAATCAATGTAAGGAACATCTTGAAATCCAAGAGTGTCTCTTGGAGGAGCCGCTCCACGAATCATTGGTTTATTACCTGTAGTAACAGCAGCCCAATTAGCTGTATCAAAATTTGGATCTTCTAAAGCAAGACGACTAGTAGAATAAAGAATACCGGGGTCAGTTTCTGGGCGAGCAGTACCATACAAACCCGGTATTGCTGATCCGCTTGCTTCATAACCTTCGTTAAGCAACATTTCAGAAAGTTTTTCTTCTTGTGTTAACCCTTCTGCAACTTCTTCTGGGCTTAAAGGCACTTCTTCAGGCGTCAACCCGTATGCGTTAGCTGCTTTAAACGGGTTACTTTCTATTTCATTAAGTTTTTCAGTCGCTTCTGCTAGTACTTCTTCTTCGGAAGCCCCTTCTGCTTCTCGTTTTTCAGCGTCTTCAATTACCCCTAAAACGGGAGGCCACATAATATGCCACGCAACCTCGCTAGCAGGCTGTATTTTTTTAACAGCGCTCCACACTATATCTAATGCACTCATTATCTTGCACTCCCAAGAGTTGCTGGTTCACGCAACGGGCTATTCGCAACAGAAACTGTTTCTATATTACTAAAGAACCTGTCGTACACATTTCCAAAGTCTGGGTTCATCAACAATTTAGCGATACCAAGTTCCCAAACTATTTTTAAATCTTCGTTTTCTTTGTAGGACAACTGTTCCCATCTAGCGCTATTAAATGTTTGAGCCCGACTTTCTAGTTCAGCCGCAATACCATCATGCAAATCTAAATATTGTTGTATAAACACACCATCAAGTCGTGTTTCATACGCAGGGTCTTTCATAACATGCCGGAAACCTGCCAAAATTTTGGCTTGTACTTGTGAGTTCCCCATGTCATTAAATTCATTTGCCCATGCAGGAAACTTCCGACCGTTTTCTGTAATAAAATTACGCCGAAGTTGCATCAATTTGTAGTGTGAAGAAATAGCACCAGACAACCCAGCTTTCTTTCTTTGAGCTAATTCAGCATAAAGTTTGGTACGAAAATCTTTCCATTCCCGCCACCCTTCTGCTGCTGTAGCATCCATAAATTGTTGAGACGGAGTTACTCTTTCTACTCTGCCTTCAAGTTGTTCAATGCGTCTAATGTTTCTGTTGAACTCCCATTTAACTTCTTCTGGCCCATCTTGCCCAATAATCCACGAAGATATTTCTCGGTATTCAGTTACGTCTTCTTTATGGAATTCGTAGTTTTCGTGACCTTCAAGTGTGCTAGCAATCGCCGCTTTAGTTAAAGACGTACGTCCAGTAGCAGCAAACAAATCTTGGTTATTTGCCAACAACCATTCGTCTGCTAGATCAGGACCGTCTTCTTCCATTACTCGCCAATATTCTTGTATAACTGGGTAGTAAGGAGACTGCTGGATCAATGAAGTAGGCACAATAAGATTTCGTAAAGCTCTCATGCCGTAAATCATTTCAGTTATGCGTTCTACTTCTGCTACAAAATCTTGTTTACCTTGTTCAGTTGTAGGTAACTGGTCACCACGTTCGTTCCATTGGGTCATAAGATCAACCATTACACGAGCACCAGTAGCTGCTCGACGCTCATCGTCTAAATAAAGATCACCTAAACCTTTACGAGCTATATTTTTTATCCATGCGGGCAACGCACTTGCTACAAGACGTTGCAACCAATTGTCGCCTTCAGCTATCCCGTAAGGAATAAGCCACCCAAGTATTTTATCTAACGAAGGAATAGCAAGAATTGCTTCACCTACAACAAACGAAACTTGGAAACCTATTCCGGGGTTTGCGCTAATAAACGATATTGACCCTAGTTTCCAGTCCATCGGCATTTCAGATAAAACTTTTAAATCTCCGAACAAACCAAGATCTTCGATAAACGGAATAACATCAGTGTCTTTATCTTTAAAAATATCTGGTAGTTGCATAACCATTACGGTTTGACCATTTTCATCTTCGGCGGCAACAACCGAAAATGCTCTAAGTCCTCTAGCTACGAACACAGGGTTTTCTCTAGCCAAACTAAACCAACGGCCAATAACTTCTTGCCAAGCACCAAAGAAAGGAGAGATAAGCCACATGGCTTCTTCCATTTTAGTTCTGGAAGACAAATCGTAAAGTTGGTTTTTAGTTTCTACTTGTGCCCATTTCCTTGATTTGTCTTGTAATTGATTTAAATGTTTAGGTGAAATGTGATAAATGCCCGGACCATCTGGTGTTCGGAATGGTTCTAAACGACGTAAAACGTCAGACGAATAAAGCGCATCAAACATCACGCCTCTTGACATAATGTTTTCAACTTCGCCAAGAGTTTCTAAAGGCCCAGTAATGCTGCCTTTAAGACGTTGCCAAATTGTTGCAGTTTGTTTGTTATCTAAATATTGAGAATCATTAACTGTTTTACCAAAATCACGTAACCCAGCTTCTCCTTGTATCGGACCACCGTCGTAACGTTCTCCAATATTTTGGTCAATGGGACCAGCTTCACCCATTAAACGAATTTGTTCAACTAACGGACGCCGCTGTGCGTAACGCATTAAATTTAATTTGTTAGTTAAAGACATCTCTGAATCAAAACTAGAAGCTTCGTTATAAATTTTATTGTAAGAAGCAAGAACTAGCCGACGAACACTAGCGGGTACTTGTATACCTTCACCAGTTCTTCCAAGTAAAAGCAAACCCGAATCATCTCTTAACGGGCTTCTAACGCCTTGCATCACGTCACCAGATTCAAAGGCACGGAACAAAAGTTCCATTGTGTCCCATTCTGGTATTTCCATACCAGTAGTAGCCGGAAGACTTCCGGTTTCGTTTAATCCTCGTTCGTTACGTAAATCTAAATCATCTTTAAAACCTTGTATAACAGCGTTCCAAAAATCATCAACATATGTTTGCAAAGTAGCTAACGCTGGCAATATGTCAGAGTTCCATTTAATAGTGGTGCCTGCTTGCAATTTCTTTATAACAGGTTCAAACCCCGGCAACATTGTTGGCACTAAGCTATTAGCTTCGTAACGTTGTTTGTAAATTAATTCTCTAAGATTTTCTGAAGTTTTATGAGAAGGCAAAAAATCTTGTACAGCTTCAAATCCGTCAGTATTTAACCATCGCAATATTTCGTCGTCAGTCCGAAACATATCTGGCGTTCGAATAAACTGACGTAAAAAATCACGAGAAGCTACTTGGCCTTCTGGACCCCAAGGGCTCACATAACGATCAATAGTGTCATCGTAAGCTTTGATAAAGTTTTCTTGTTCATTAGGAGTAGTAATATCGTATTGATGAGCAGCTTGGTATTGTTCACGTTTCCGTTGAATGTGTGTACCAGCTTGTAATTGAGTACGAGCAGTTGGGTTAGCTGAAATGTTTCGACGGTTAATTTCTTGCATTTGCGGTACGTCACCAAATGCACTATCTATCCGAGTAGAACCAACTTGTGTAGTGCTAAATCCGCCTTCAATTAAAATTTGTGCGGCTCGTTCAAATCTTGTTGCAATTTGATTATCTGTAGTTTGGAATCCTTGAACAACAACTTTGTCGTAATCGCTTACAGCTTTTGCTCCATGAGCCAAAATAGTTGCTGCATGTCTACGATCTTTTAACGACTGCCGGAATTCTTTTGCTAAATCAACTAATGACAAGTTTTCATTAATCAAAAGTTGAGCTTGTTCGCCAGACAGAAAATTAATTTGGTCTGCTATCGGAATATCTAAATCACCATACGGTATAAAATTTTCAATGCTTACTACTTCAAATTCGTTTAACCGTTCCGGGTCAAACGCTACAGCATTTAATTCGTCTATTAAAGGGTCTACTCCATCAACATTGAAAATTTCGTCAAAAGCAGCATCAGGAATGCTTTCTCTTGTCAAATCTGCAATTTGAGTTTGCTCACGTGAACTTAAAGTACGTTTTATTTCATTCAAACGAGCATCAATAACTTTGCGAGTAGCTACTGACGCATTCACATAAAACGGTGCAGTCAAAATTTGTTTTACAGGGACAGCATCTATATAAGGCGCATAAGTACTTAAGTATCTATTAATAACTTCTTCGTAAATACGTTCATTAATAAAAGAAGCAACGTCTTCTGGGACAAACATATTTTTATCACGCAAAAGTTCGGCGTACATTTTAGCTTCGGTAGTACCCGGTTGATTTAAAGTTCTTTCTAACTCTTCGTTTGGCCAAACAATTTCATTAGTATCCGACGTTAAATCCCATGCTTCATCATCCCAACCATAACTCGAAGCATCTATTTGTTCTGTGCCGTATCGATCTGGATACTGTTCTATAAGCCAACGAGCTATATCGGCTGATTCAGCTTCACGTAACGATACCCACGCAGCATTTCGAGCAGCTATACCGTATGATTCTGCAACCATACGACGAGCAGCTTTTTGTATGCTCACTCTAGAATGAGCGCTAAAAGCTCCTGCTGTTGTAGCAGCACCTACTGGGCCACCAAAATATAAACCTAAAGCTGAAGAAGCTCCAAGACGTGTAACTTTTTTCAAAGTTGAATATTCGTTTTGAATAACATCACCAACAAATTCAACCATGTCGTTGCCTTTATCCATATAAAGGTCAACCATTGACAACCATTCACGGTTTTCAAGAACAGCTTTTTCACGCAACAAATCTTCGTAACGTCTTTCGTTAAAATTCACAACGCTTGCTGAAGCTCGCACGTTTTCTAATTGTGTATTGATATCTTCAATACGATCAAAACCACCTAAAGCTTCAAACAATTCATTTTGAACTTTGGCGTGTACATCTATACCTTGGTTGCGTAACCAACGAACTTGCAAAGTATCAAAAGCAGGACCGAGTTTTGCTAAACCAACAGTTGTTTGAAGTGCAGCGTTTAAACGTAACTGTGAATCAATGTTGACAACCATTTGCCATCTTGGTGTAAGCAAGTTAATTGCTTTCCACGCACTTTGTACTTCCATCATGCTGTTACGCATTACTGCACGGGCTGGTGTTACTCCTACTTGAATTGTTTTTCCAGCAATTTCAACTGTTTTCCAATCACCAGTTAAAGCTCGTTCAAGATCTTTCCATCTATCTACACGAGGCATAATTACAGATTGTCGAACTTGCCTCGGAGAAATAGGTTTACGAATAAAAGTAGTTTCTCCTAATTCGTTTGTCCCAACGATGTCAGTAAAGTCAACGTTGCCAAACCGTTTGACAGTAGCTTCAGCACTTTCATCAAGCATTCGTTTAACAGCTTTAAGTTCGCCTCTAAGCAACGCTGTCATATTTGAACGAACATCAGGACCAGTAAAATCTATGCCATCAAATTTGCTGTCAGGAATTATTGCTTCGACAAACCCTGTCAACACGCCATCAATTAATGCGTCTAGTTTTGCGCCTAATTCTGCGGGAGGAGTTTCTATTAATTCTATAAGCGTTTCGTCTGCCCAAAATTTACCTGTTGCTTTGTCAGGCGGACGGTTATCAAAACTTATACCTTCCCATGTAGGAAGTTTTGAACGATAGCTCATTAAAGCTACGTCCAACATTGATAATGATTCTCCGCTTTCTAATACTGTTGAAGAACCTCGGTGTTTCAACATTATTGCTGACACATCAATTCGTTCTAACTCAGTAAAGAATTTTTGGAGTTCTTGAATTACTTGGTTTTTGTTAGAAACATCGACAATGCCTTCTAAAACTTTTTCAGTAAAAAATTTATACGCACGAGAATTAGTAAAGCCTGCGTGTATCCCAGACTTTTCAAACATAGTTCTAGCAAAAAGCCCTACTTTGCTTGTCGGTTGAAGAATTGAATCAAAACCTTTTATTGTTCGAGGCATTTCAAGGTTCATAGTTTGCAAAAGATTATCTATTGCTGCTTCATGCATTTCTCGTGGAGAAATTATTTCATGCCCACGTAAACGTTCTAATCCTTCTTTTGTAGAAAGTTCAGGACTTAAAACTCCGGGTGCTGGTATATCTTCACTACCTCTAACAATTTTTTCAGGGTTGTAAATGTCGTGGTTAGCTGGTGCTGTTGCATAAATATCTTGAACTAAGTTTCTATAACCAGCTTCGTTAGTAGCTAAGAACGCTTGAAATGGCATCTGTTTGAATTGGGCCATACGGTCAACAAATTCAGCAAATTCTGAATCTCCGTACTGTCCTAAAATAATATCTCCAGCATCTAAATTCAGAGGCTTTAAAGGCATCGTTCTAAATTTTTCAATGCCTTCTTTTGTAGGGTCATCCCATTGACGCCGACGTTGTTCGTAATCTGCTATTGCTTCTGACGCTCCAGCTAAATCTTCAGGAGAAACCTGAGCGTACATTGCTTCGTCTGTAATACCAGTTGCGTTTAAAGCTTCTATAAGTTCTTGTTGTGCTGCTTGAACAGCCATGTCTTCTAATGCTTGTGGGCTAAACAAATAATGTTGAATAAAAATAGCGTGAGCTTTTTCTTTTCTTCTAAGCACTTCAATAATATGGTTAACGTGAACTTTGTCTAATTTAGACATAGAAGCTGCTGTGCCGGTAGGACCGAACGAAACAGCACGCTGCACATTTAACAAAGGATCATCTGTTAAATAACTAAGCGCTTGATCCATGTTTCTTTTATGTTCATCGAACGATTGTATTTCGTTTCGAATTCGACCTAGTTCTTCGAAATGCCAATGCAACGACGTTGGGCGTTCAAATAGTGCAGGGAACTCAGCCATTGGGCCCGGAACTTCATCCATTTCCCCAAGAGTGGTTCGCCAATCGTAATCGAATTCATCTGGGAATCGATTAAATTGATCTTTCATTGGTCCCGGTATACGACGTAACAAATGCCACAAATGCGCCATTTCTCGTATTTGTGTGTGCATAGCTTCTTTAACTGCGGGGTTGCCTTGAACGTAACGAATGAAATTGTCAAACGGTAGCCACGCACTGCTATCTACGGGAGCAGCGTTAGCAAGAACCGAATAAACTTTTGACAATTGCCACCGGTCTTCTGGCGTCATTTTTTTAAAAGCAGCACCCCAAGTCCCAGTCTCCATTTTGTTAAAGATTCTTAACGCCATGATCTCTTGGAATTGTGTGTTTTTATTTACGTGCCACAAGCCTGTCCCATAAAATTTGTCTAAATCGTAATCACCTGATTTGGGAACTTTTGTTTCTAAAACAAAAAGAGAGTTTTTTACTTTTTCTGCTGGCATAAAAAGATTGTCTATGTATGCCCCGTAAAGTTCTAGCTCTATACGTTTTGCTATTAGCGCTGCTACTTTAAGTTCTGCTTCAAGAACACCATCTAAAGGATCGCCTGAAGGTCCTTCGCTAACGTAATCTCTGTTGTCAGGTGTAGAAAGGTCTAATCGAATTGAATTTATATAAGTTGTTGCTGCTTCTTCGAGTTCGTTATTGATACGTGCTATTCCACTTGCAAGGTCTGCATCAACTTCGTCTAGCGGAAGAACACTTTGAGATAAAGAAAGTTCAAAGTCATCTTTTAAATTAGTGTAAGTAACTTCACCATACGCATCATTAAGGTCAAGTGGCGTTTCAGCCCCTTCTCTAAACGCAAGAATCCCGGCACGTACACCTTCTTCGGTTTGCAACCGTCGAACAATATTTACAAGTGTTTCGTCTGCGTTTAAAGCGTCAAGAATATTGTTGGCATAAGTATCTTTAGCGTTTTTATAATCAACAAGATTTGCGCGAAGCTCATCAGTAATAGGAGTTACTTCGCCTTCAGCTAAAGAAATTGGAAATGGGTCATTTGTATTTGGACCTAATTCTTGTTGCAAATAATTTTCTGCTAATTCGTCTATTCCACTTAAAAGAGAAAAATTAGTATCACCTAATACGTTTTGTCGGCTAGCAATTTCTATTGCAGGCACAATCCCGTCTTCATTTAAATTTTGACCAAACCTAGAATTAGCTCCAAGGTCTCCTGTTTGTAAATAAGTAACAGAAGGCCGAACACCAAAAACAGCTAACTCAGTTGTTGTGTCAACAACTAATTGTTGCAACTCTTTTTTTACAGGCGTAAGTGTTGCATCAATAACATCAGGAGTATGCGGAACGTCGTCCATCCATTTAGGTTGGTATTGCCATTTTTCAAACAGAAGATCGTCGACAGTTCGTCTGCTGCCAATAATTTTGCCCCCGCCAACAGTAAGCATGTCTAAAACGCTGCCGCCTAACAAACGTTCAAGCAGCGGATATTGTCCCTCAAACTGTTGAATTTTTTCGTGGAGTTTTTGGCCGCCAATACGTATTGGTCGTTTATTTGGGGTACGAACAATGATTGGTTGATTTCTTACTGGTTGTCTTACTGGCTGGTAAAACGGCCCCATTGATTCGTTAGGCATTACGCCGTCTTCAATTCGTGTAACTGGTATAGCGTTACCTGAACCATCTATATCTATGTATTCGACAACTTCTTCAGGGAATAACTGGTCGCTTCCACTTCGAAGACGGTTAGTTTGTGCATTTCGAATATTACGGATTGTTCTAAAACTTTTAGCAGTTACCCATCCGGGGTCTCCAACAACGTTAAGACCTGCATCAAATATTCCAGACACAAGTTGGTACTTGGGAGTTTGTTTAAACTCTAATACGGATTGTTTATTTAAAATATCTACGTTGCCGCTAAACATCAGCATCGCTTGGCCACCGCTTCTGTCTTCTGTTAAATCCCAAACGTTTTTGTATGTGTCATATTCAAATATTTTTGTGTTAAACCCACGTCCATCAACCATGCCCGTATTTGGATCTCTCGATTGCAAAGGACTCAAAGATCCCATTGACACCATGAAACCTATAGGACGATCCACAAAATTTTTGTACGCATAGGTGTAGCCATCCATTGTGAGGTTCCACACTGACGCAGGACGTTCTCGCACATCTTCAGGAATCGCACCTACTATTGCGCCAAGCCCACTATCAGGACCAAAAAAAGAACCGAGTACAGAACGCCCAACAACACCCTCATTAGACGCACTTATTCTCCCCATTACGTTATCTTTCCAAGATTCGTTGAATGCTTCGAAAGTGCTGTATTCTTCGTCGCTAGCTAATCGAATTGTGTCAACAAAAAGATCAGTAGCTTGAACACCAAAATCTACAGGGGCTCTAAAAATTTGGTAAAGACGACTTCCAAAACTCACGACGCATCAAACCGTGACGGGAGAAATGTTTCCATTCGCAAAACAACTTCTTGTATATCTGGGTCTGCATAAGGATTGTTTGCTGCTGCTTGCAACAAAGGCATTGTTTGCCACATCAACTGGCTGCGTTCTGGCGTAAGTTTTGGTTCGTTGTTTATAAATGGCAACGTGTCAGGCGATTCTAAAGGACGTTCAGTTCCTCTAAACAAACTTCCTTTAGACCCCGGCGATATTTGTCGGGGTTGCATCGCAACTGGTTCGTTTATAGGTTTAACAGTTTCAGGCAACGGAGCAATTTCTTGCGCCATTTCCTGTTCTTGCGCTGAACCATACGACTGATTTTTTGCTGTTTGAACGGATTGGGTTTTTGATCCCTTACCTTTTCGTGGCATTAAAGTGCTCCAATAAGATCTTGCAAAGAAGGTTCTTGCGCTGCTTCAGAAGGTGGAGCTACCCCTGCTTCAGCCCCCATCCCCGGTAAAGCTAAACCGGGTTGAGCTTCAGGAGCAGTAGGTTCAACTTGATCTGCTTGTCGTTCTTGTGCTTCTTTTTGCACTTTAGATACAGCGTCAGCTAAATCAAGTTTGTTGCTGCGAACAAGATCCATAATGCGAGCAAGATCCGCTGGAGGTATAACACCTTCCGAAGCTTGTTGTTGCACAGAAGACAACAAAGCTTGTTCAAGTTGTTCAGCTATTACTGTGTCATGTTCAAATTCTGGGTCATCTACTAGAGGGTCTAAAGACATAAACGATTGTTTAGACATTGTGCCCATGCCCACACGTTGACCGCCACCAATAACAAGATTGTTTAAATCTGCACCGGGGTGAGAATACGAAACAACATTTTGTGTTGAATCAAAGTTTGTGTTAGGTCGGTAATCAACTTGTCCTGATGCGCCTTTAGTTGTTACATAAAAAGAATGTGATTTGCCGCCTGCATATTTTTTAGACATCGCAACTGCAATACGATTTTCTTCTTGCAGCGAACGAGACATAATTCTTTGAGCTTCTTGTATTGTAAAATCAACTGTTGCTGAAAGAACTGCGTCTCCTCGTCTGCCAGTTCGAATATTAGAAGTAGACTCGCCACCAAATTCTTGGGGTATACCCGCAGTAAGACGTTGCGCTCGTTCTAATCTGTCAATAGCAGGGTTAGTCATGTAGCCGGGAGATGTCTGCATATCTCGTAATTCACCGCCACGGATAACGCCAACTTCGCCAGTTAACCCATCGGCAGGGTTCACAATTTGAGGTGTTTCGCCTTGGCGTCCTACAAGCCATGTGTCAGGGAACACGCCTTTTTGCACAGCGATTACTTCTAAAGCCATTAATCTTGCTTGCATTTGATACATGCCAAGAATGCCATCGAATTGGCCTTGGGCTCCGTCTAAACTTATGCGTTCTGCAAAAACTACAGGTGTTTCGCCTAAAGGGTTAGGTACCCGTTCAAGCTCCTGAGCTAAAAATGGGCTGGCGTTTGTTGTGATACCAAATGACACTGTTGTAATTGCAGACCGTGTAGCTATAAGAACTTGTTCTTCGCCGTCTATATATTCAATCATTTCGATTGGGTGGTCTTCAGCAATTTTTCCGTCGTTTGAAAATTTAATTCCAGCTTCAGGGTAATTTGTTCGAAGCCAACCTAACGAACGTTCGTATCCAAAGATTACATCTCGTGGACGCATATCTTCTACGCCCAAAAGCTTCGACGGGTAAGCAGTCAAAGGATCTCGCACATGCCATTCAGGGCAACCTGTTTTATAGTTAAACCGCAGTTGTGTGCAAGTAGTGGCGTACCCGACTAATTGGCGGGCACGTTTCGCTAATTGCAAATCCATTCGTGAATGTTCCCACCAACCAAAAATAGCTTTACGTCGGATAGCAGCGTTATCTCTAGCTCGTTTTGTGTTTGTGTCTGTAGGTGGACAGTAAACATCTGGCGATGTTGACGCAATCCGCATTGCAGTTTGGTCTAAACCTTGTGCTAACAAGTTAGCTACTGCTGAAGTTTCGTCTGAATCTAATTCTGGTAGCGGGACTACAACATCACCGTTATAATAATCTCTAAGGTTACGCATTTTAGATTTAGCGTTTCCATTAGTTCTAGATCTTGTAGTGTAAAGACCAATAATTTCATCAGTGGATTTCACGGGTACCTCACGGCGAACTAATTATGCACTAGTGACCCAAGATGGACGCCACTGTTGGTTATTAACTATAGTCGGAACATAGATCTTTTCTAAATTATGTTCTAGAAACCATTCTGCCATAACGCAATCGTCGGTGCGTGAACCAGTGCCTTCAGGGTTCCAACGAGTTACTTCGTTAACTAAAAGAAGCGAATGCGGTCGTGCTTCTGTGTTCTGCTTACCCGGCAAACGCACTCGGCCAACACGCCATAGTGGAGCGAGCATTTGCACTCCGTATTTGGGGTCGCCTTTATTTTTAGAATGCGTGTAATGCGGGACCAATTGGACGTTGCGGAGCGCAGCCCAGCGTCTGAAATGGTCGTATTGAAGAATAAATTTTTGTGCCGCATTAGCTTCGATAATCCAGTGTGTGATTGGACGCCCTATATCGTTACTAATTTGCCACCATTCTTCAGCAATACCTGTGAATTGTTGAGTCTCGTGGCTCCAATCAAGAAACGAAGGAGCATCCATTTTTCGACGATATGATTCTAACAAATATCGAAACTCTGTTTCAGGATTGTAAGCCCAACATTGCAAAGCCCAAAAATTTGCAGGTGATGGGTCTGCTGTAGCTACTACAAACATTTCATCTGATATGCCAGTAGGCAATTCCCATATATCTCTGTCGTTATCCCAACACCCCGGATGTTCTACGCCGTCGGCTCCTTTGCCGCCTGTAACCCAAAGAGGATCTACAAGAACATTGGACGGGTTTACATCCGATTGCTGATAAAGAACTTCGAATCTATCTGGCGTTTGTGCTTTGATATGCCGGAGTCGTCGCCACGGTAACCGTCTGGGATATAGAAGACAGCCTTCAGGCCACGGTTGTGCGTGAGGTTTATGTGTTTCTGGATCGCCTGAACAAAGTTCTTCATAATGCGCTTGGTATTTGAGGTGATTGTATTTGCGCCATTCTTCGGGGGCATCTTCTGGGTCGAATTCGTCAAGTTCGTAGTCGTCTGGGGGCGCAACTTTATCAAGTGCGTATCGGTAAATATCGTCAGCGGACATTCGCTGTCCTTGTAATACGAGTAATCCACCGGGTTCGAGCCGAGTTTCAGCCACTTCATCCCACCATCTTCGCATATCTTCACGGGCTTCAGCGGATCGCATTTTGCGTGGGTCATAAACATCGTCCCAAATTACAAGGTCGAAACGGCCTCCAAGAAACCCGGAGTCCATACCGAATGCAGACCATGTGGGTTCTTTTTGGGATAGAGGGGTGTCATCTTTTTGTAATACTGTGAATGCTTCGGCACGCCAGATCTCTGACGAGTCTGGTTTAAACATGCCGAAGTCCTCTTGCAACGTAGCTTCGGCATCAACAGCCAAGTTAAGACGAACATCGTTTAACTCTGCTCTTACTGGGTGCGCTCGATCAAGTTCGGCACGCAACCTGCGACAATACCATTCAGCTAATCGTTGTGTTGAGGAACCGATCATCCCACGGATAGCACGGTTACGCACAGTTGCCCATGCAGGTAATACTTTAGCAAAAAATGTGGATTTTCCTGTACCCGGAGGAGCGTTAATTACAACGTACTCTTCGTACTCGGTGTCCATAAGCCCCATAATGCGTTCGGTTGCTTCAATTTGCCACGGTTGTAAAA